TTTAATCCTAATTCAAACATAGCTATACTAGCAAACAAATCACAAACTGCGAGAGATATATTAGGTCGATTACAACTTGCTTATGAAAATTTACCAAAATGGTTACAACAAGGTGTTATCAATTGGAACAAAGGTAATATAGAATTAGAAAATAAATCAACAATTGTAGCTGCAGCAACTTCAAGTTCAGCCATTCGAGGTGGTTCTTTTAACATCATATTCTTAGACGAGTTTGCTTTCGTACCTGCGAATATAGCAGAGATGTTTTTTAGTTCAGTTTATCCGACCATATCTTCTGGTAAAAGTACAAAGATGATTATAGTATCTACACCTCACGGTATGAATATGTACTATAAACTTTGGATGGATTCCATTAATAATCAAAACGACTATGTACCAATTGAAGTACATTGGAGTGAAGTACCAGGACGAGATGAAAAATGGAAAGAAGAAACGATACGGAACACTTCACCAGAACAATTCCAAACTGAGTTTGAGTGTGAATTTTTAGGTTCTGTTGATACTCTTATATCGCCAGCTAAAATTAAAACACTGGTACATATACCTGCAATTGAAAGTAAAAATGGTTTACAAATGTTTGAACGACCTAAGAAAGATGGTCTTTATGTGTGTACTGTTGACGTTGCTCGTGGTACCAATAGAGATTATTCTGCGTTTATTGTTTATGATGTAATGCAAATACCTTATCGTATTGTGGCGACTTATAAAAACAACGAGATTAAACCTTATGTGTTTCCAAACATTATAAACGAAGTTTGTAAAGGATATAATGACGCTCATATACTTGTAGAGGTCAACGATTTAGGACAACAAATATCAGAGGCGTTACACTTTGAGTTAGAATATCCTAATATCTTAATGACAACTCAAAAGGGTAGAGCGGGTCAAATACTAGGGGCAATGTTCTCTGGTAGAGGAACTTCACTAGGGGTTCGTATGACAAAACAAATAAAGAAGGTGGGTTGTGCGAATTTTAAGACGCTTATAGAGGCGGATAAAGTATTTGTGAATGATTTTAGAGTAATTGAAGAAATGTCAACGTTTTCACGTAGAGGTAATAGTTGGCAGGCAGAAGAGGGTACAAATGATGACTTAATTATGTGTTTAGTAATCTTTGGTTGGTTATCTAATCAACCTTATTTTAAAGAGTTATCTAACTCAAATATAAGAAATCAGATGTATGTAGAACAACAAAAATTGATAGAACAAGATATGGCGCCGTTTGGTTTTATAGATGATGGTATTACTGGCGATCCTATGAATGAAGAAACTGTAGATGAATATGGTACTCGTTGGTATCCTGTAGTAAGAAAGGGTCAATAAATCTACAATTTTGGGTTATTATAAATATCTACAATGATAAAAAGTTTGACTATGGACGTAAGAAAACTTACGAGTTTTGATAAACAATAATGTTAATTAGCTAATTATAGAGGAGAAATAACCTATGGCATTTCAAGTATCACCAGGTGTTCTCGTACAAGAAAAAGACTTAACTAGAATTATACCAGCGGTATCAACTTCTATTGGAGCAATTGCGGGTCAATTCGCAAAAGGTCCAGTGGACGAAATCGTTTCTATATCTAGTGAGCAAGAATTAGTAGAAACGTTTGGAAAACCAGATTCAACTACGTTTGAATATTTTTTCAGCGCTGCTAACTTCCTTCAATACTCTAACGCATTAAGAGTAGTACGAGCAAATAATACTGGATTAAATAACGCAAATACAACCGGTGGCACAGTTATCGTAAAAAATGACGAAGACTATGAACAAAACTTTGCAACTGGTCAAGCAAGCGTAGGAACGTTTGCTGCTAAATCTGCAGGAACTTGGGGAAACAACTTATTAGTTGCAACTTGTCCGAGTCCTACTGCATATGAGCAAACACTATCAACTTCAAACCAAGTAAATGACGCTTCGTTGGCAGTAGGTGATACTACTGTAACTGTTGATGATGGAACTGATTTCAATATCGGTGACATTGTTGAGTTTTCAACTACAGCAGCAACAACTGATTTTACAACTGGTGAGAAATATAGAATAACAGCAATATCTACAAACGATCTTACTATTGTTCAACACCCTAGAGGTGCAGGCGGATTATTAACAGCATATGTTGATGAAGCTAGAATAAAAAGACGTTGGAGATATTACGATGCAGTAGATGGTGCACCAGGAACATCAACTTACGCTTCAGCAAGAAGCGGATCAGGTGATGAAATCCACGTAGTCGTTGTTGACGAAGACGGTGGAGTATCTGGTACTCCAGGAGAAGTTTTAGAAGTATTTTCTAAAGTATCTAAAGCTGCTGACGCAAAATCACCACAAGGCGATGACAATTACTATGTAAATGTTATCAAAAATAAATCTAACTATATCTATTGGATGGATCACAACACCAGTGGAACTAATTGGGGTTCAAACGCAAGTGGAACTACTTTCACAGCTGTAAACACTCCAACAAGCGAAGCACTTTCTGGCGGCGCTGATGGTTCTGCAGTAACTGCGGGTCAACTAAAAACAGCATACGAAAGATTCCAAGATGCTGATACAGTAGATGTTGGATTAATTATTGCCGGTCCTTCTGGCTCAAACAATGTACACATTGACAATCTAATCACAATTGCTGAAAATAGAAAAGACGCAATTGTATTTGCTTCTCCAAAAAGAGCAGATGTAGTTAATGTAACAAACTCAAATACACAGAAACAGAACGTTATTGATTTCTTTGATACTGTACGTTCTTCTTCATATGTTGTATTTGATAGTGGTTACAAATACTGCTACGATAGATACAATGACATATACAGATACGTACCTTTAAACGGTGACGTAGCTGGTTTGGCTGCTAGAACTGACTTAGTTGCTGACGCTTGGTACTCACCTGCTGGTTTCAACAGAGGTATTGTACGAGGTGCAGTTAAACTTGCTTTCAATCCTACAAAAGCTCAAAGAGATGAGTTATATCCAAAAAGAGTTAACCCAATAGCTACATTCCCTGGACAAGGTACTGTATTATTTGGTGACAAAACTGGATTATCTGCTCCAAGTGCTTTTGATAGAATCAACGTAAGAAGATTGTTTATCGTTTTGGAAAAAGCGATTGCTACAGCTTCTAAATTCCAATTGTTTGAGTTCAATGATGAGTTCACACGAGCAAACTTTAGAAACATTGTAGAGCCTTTCTTACGAGAAGTACAAGGTCGTAGAGGTATCACAGACTTCTTAGTAGTATGTGATGAAACAAACAATACTGGTGAAGTAATTGATAGAAATGAATTTGTAGCAGAAATCTTTATTAAACCTGCTAGAAGTATCAACTTTATCACATTATCATTCATCGCAACCAGAACTGGCGTGGCTTTTGAAGAAGTCGCTGGAGCATAATAGTTAGAAGGAGAAAATAAAATGGCAAACATAAATGACTTCAAAGCTAAACTTGCTGGCGGTGGCGCTAGAGCCAATCAGTTTAAGGTAACAATGCCTTTTCCTGGTTACGCACAAGTTGGTGGCGAAATAGAAGACCTAGCGTTTCTATGTAGAGCAACATCTATTCCTTCAATGACGGTGGCAAATATCAATGTCAACTTCAGAGGAAGAGCTGTTAAAGTAGCTGGAGATAGAGAAATACCAAATTGGTCTATCACAGTTCTAAATGATACAAACTTTAAATTAAGAAATGCTTTCGAAAGATGGCAAAATGGTATCAACAATATGACAGACAACGAAGGATTAACAAATCCGGTTGACTATCAAGTTGATGCGTTTGTAGATCATTTAGATAGAAACGGTAATACAATTAAATCATACACTTTGAGAGGTGCATACCCTGTAACATTAAGTGATATCGCTTTGGACTTTGATGAAAAGACTGAAGTAGAAACATTTACTGTAGAGTTTGCATATCAATATTTTGAAACAAATACTACTACTTAATATTTAAATTAAAGGGCGACCTAAAAAATCGCCCTTTTAAAACTAGTATAAGTATAGTAAAAGGAGACATATAATGGCTGAATTATTCGGATTTAGTATTACGAGGGTTAAACAACAACCTGATCCAAAACAAAGTTTTACTACCCGTCAAGCAGAAGATGGTACACAAACCGTTGCTGCTGGTGGTTACTTTGGTTCATATTTGGATATGGAAGGAACTGCTCGAACGGAGCAGGATTTAATTCGTAGATACCGAGAAATAGCAATACACCCTGAATGCGATATGGCAATTGAAGATATCGTAAACGAGGCAATTGTTGCAAATGAATTGAAAGACGCAGTAAGAGTAAACGTTTCTGGTCTACCCTATGGTGATCAGATTAGACGAAAGATAGAAGACGAATTTAAAGAAGTATTAAGACTTCTTAATTTTAATACCAAAGGACACGATCTCTTTAGAAGATGGTACGTTGACGGTAGAATATATTTTCAAAAAATCATTGATAGAGAAAGTCCTAACAAAGGTATTACAGAATTAAAATATATTGATCCTCGTAAGATTAAAAAGATACGAGAGATAAGAAAGAAAAGACCTGATATACCTACTCCAATGGCTGGTTTACACGTCATTGATGAGTATGTGGAATACTTCTTATATAACGAAAGAGGATTATCAGGAACAACTGGAACAGTTGGATTAAAGATTGCGCCAGATACAATTGCTTTCTGTCCATCTGGATTGATAGATCAAAATAAAAATATGGTGTTGTCTTATTTACATAAGGCAATTAAACCTGTCAATCAATTAAGAATGATTGAAGACGCAGCTGTAATCTATCGTATTGCCAGAGCGCCTGAAAGAAGAATTTTTAAAATTGACGTTGGTAACTTACCAAAAGTAAAAGCGGAACAATATCTAAGAGATGTTATGGCAAGATATAGAAATAAACTTGTCTATGATGCTGCTACTGGTGAAGTAAGAGATGATCGTAACTATATGAATATGTTAGAAGATTATTGGTTACCAAGTAGAGAAGGTGGAAGAGGAACAAGTATTGAAACATTACCTGGTGGACAAAACTTAGGTGAGATTACAGATATAGAATACTTTAGAGCAAAACTATATCGTTCTCTAAATGTTCCTACAAGTAGATTAGAGTCTTCTACAGGATTTAATTTAGGAAGATCAACAGAAATAACAAGAGATGAATTGAAGTTTACAAAATTCGTACAAAGATTAAGAAAGAAATTTACTGAACTCTTTAATGATATTTTAAGAACTCAATTAGTTTTAAAACAAATTATTTCTGAAGATGATTGGCAAATTGTAAGAGATAGTCTTCAGTATGACTTCTTACAAGATGGTCACTTTGCTGAATTAAAACAAACAGAATTAATGAGAGAAAGAATAGCTCTCGCTAATGAAATGAGAGATTACATTGGTAAATTCTTTTCAGTCGATTATATTCGTAAAAATGTTCTTAAACAAAACGATAGAGAGATTGAAGAAATGGATAAACAAATCAAAAAAGAAATTAAAGGTGGTATTATTCAGAACCCAATGGCTCAAGTTACAAATGATGAACCTTTAGAATAGGAGTAAACAATGAGTAGTGAAGTAAAAAACTTTATAGACAAAATACAAAAGAATGACAACGCAGGCGCTGGAGAAGCATTTAAAGATGCTTTAAGAGCAAAAGTAGGAGATGCTTTAGACAATCATAGAAAAGATGTCGCAAGTACAATGTTTAGTGGAACACCTGGACAAACTACACCTGAAGCGGTACCGCACAGTGATCCTAAACCAGAAGTTGCTGGAACAGGAACTTTTACACAAGATGGACAAGTTGTACCAACAGGAGCAGATGCAGTAGCAGATACAGGAACAGCGGACGTAACACAAAATGCTGGTGAGTAG